AACATCTACTTATTTGCAATATAATGGAACAGGGTTTACATGGGCCTCTGCCGCAGGATTAGGAACAGTATCTTCAGTAGCTTTATCTTTACCGTCAATATTTACTGTTTCAGGATCACCTGTAACAACAACAGGAACATTAACAGGAACATTCAATACTCAAACTGCTACTACAGTTTTTGCAGGCCCATCTTCTGGAGCTGCTGCAACCCCTACATTTAGAGCATTAGTATTGGCTGATATTCCTAATAATAATGTTACAAACAAAACTACAACTTATTCTATTGCAACAACTGATGGATCAATATTCTGTAGCGCAACTTCTGCGGCATTTACAGTAACTTTACCAACTGCTGTTGGTGTAGGTGGTAAAATTTACAGTATTAAAAAAACAGACAATTCTACTAATGCAGTTACTATTGCAACCACTTCAAGTCAAACTATTGATGGCTTGACCACACAAACTTTGGGCATTTATAATGCTTGGCTTACACTACAATCTGATGGTTCTAATTGGCAAATTATAGGATAAAAAATGACAATTAATATTAATAATAATGGGGATCAAATTAATGCTACTACAGGTGTTTTAAGTGTATATGGAACAGGCGCATTAGGATTGCCTGTTGGAACTACAGCACAAAGACCAGCTAGCCCTGCAAATGGTTACACTAGAATTAATACAACAATTGGCGCATTAGAAACTTATTATAATGGCACTTGGGAAATTACAACTTATTATTCAATACCTGGCGCACCAACTATTGGATCAGCTACCGCAACAGGATCAACAAGCGCTACAGTTTCTTATACTGCACCAGCTAGTAACGGTGGATCTGCTATTACTTCTTACACCGCTGTATCAAGCCCAGGTGGTTTAACAGGAACACTATCTCAAGCAGGGTCAGGCACAATTACGGTTAATGGCCTTACAACAGGAACAGCTTATACTTTTACTGTTTATGCTACTAATGCAGCGGGAAATAGCCCTTCAAGTGGTGCAAGCAATAGCATTACTACATGGTCAGTTCCAGGCGCACCTACAAGTGTAAGCGGAACAGCAACAAGCACAACAGCCATTTCAGTGTCTTTTACAGCGCCAGTTAATAATGGTGGAACAGCAATCACATCATATACTGCAACATCAAGCCCTGGTGGATTTACAGGCACAGGCGCATCTTCACCTATTTCAGTTTCAGGTTTAACTTCAGGAACATCTTATACATTTACTGTTTATGCAACAAACTCTGTAGGAAATGGCTCTAACAGCACCGCATCAGCTTCTGTTCAAACTTATGTAGTGGCAGGCGCACCTACAATAGGAACAGCAACTGCAACTAGTTCATCATCGGCTACTGTAGCATTTACATTACCAGGCAATACAGGTAATCCTACAGCTACTTATGTTGCTGTATCTTCACCTAGTTCAATTACAGGAACAGGCGCATCCTCACCAATTACGGTCAATGGATTATCAGGAAATACAAGTTATACTTTTACAGTATATGGCACTAATGCAGCAGGTAATGGCCCATCTAGTGGTGCTTCAAATTCAATTACAACACCTGCAGCAACTTATGGCGTTTCTTATGTAGTTGTAGCTGGAGGCGCAGGTGGCGGAGCTGCGACAGGTGGTGGCGGTGGTGCGGGTGGCTTTTTATCAGGCACAGGCAGTATTACTCAAGGTCAAGTTTATACTTCTACAATAGGTGGTCAAGGTGGAGGTGGAACATGGCCTTCAACTCCAGCTTCAAGAGGTGGGTCAGGCACAGGATCATCTTTAACAGGAACAGGACTTTCAATTTCTGCAACAGGTGGTGGCGGTGGCGCTTCAGGCACTGCATCGGCTCAACCTTGGGGAAGTGGTTTAAGTGGTGGTTCGGGTGGTGGCGCAGGATCAACTCCACTTGGCGCAGGTTCAGGAACACCAGGTCAAGGTAATAATGGTGGAGGACAGCCTGCAACTTCATCAGGTGCTGGTGGTGGTGGCGGAGCTTCTTCTGCGGGAGTAACAAGTCCAAGTGCAACAGGTGGTGGCGGTGGGTCAGGCACAGCCACAAGTCTTACAGGAACACCTGCAACTTATGCTGGTGGTGGTGGTGGTGGCGCAAATTCTTCACCAGGTGGTGGTAGTGGTGGCCCAGGCGGGTCAAGCATTGGTGGCAACGGATCACCTTTAACAACAAGATCAGCTACACCAAATTCAGGAAGTGGTGGTGGTGGTGGAAATAACTCATCAGATTTGCCTGGTGGTAGCGGATCTGCTGGAATTGTTATATTATCTATTCCTACAGCAAATTACACAGGCACATTAACAGGAACTTATACCACAGGAACAAATGGATCAAATACTTGGATCAGATGGACAGTTGGCGGAACTTATACAGCCTAAAAATATTACTTTAGAATTATTATTTCCTACACCGATAATGTTTGGAGAAATGGAAAGAGATTTTACTAAATCTGAACTTAATTTTGTAGAAGATCACTCATCAAAAACATATCAAAATCAGGGAAATACTACAAGTTTAAATAACTATATTCTTGAAGAACCTGAATTAAAAGAATTAAAAGAATTTTGTTTAAACTATATTAATGGTTACATTAAAGAAGTATATAGGCCAAAATATAATGTAAAACCATATATTACGCAATCTTGGTTAAATTGGACAAAGCCTGGTGAATATCATCATACGCATGAACATCCAAATAGTTTTATATCAGGTGTGTTATATATCAATGCAAAAAAAGATGAAGATAAAATTAAATTTCATAAATCAGGTTATCAACAACTTTATCTTGAAACAGATGATTTTACTTTATTAAATTCTAAAACATGGTGGTTTAATGTAAAAACAGGAAACATTGTTTTATTTCCATCAAGTTTAACACACAACGTGGAGTCAGTTACATCTGATGAAACTAGAATTAGTTTAGCATTTAATACTTTTTTAAAAGGCACTATTGGTGACAATAGAAATTTAACAGAGTTAATTAATGAATAAATTAGAAGATTACATAAAAATTTATTCGGCTCTTGATAAAGAATTTTGCAATAAAATAAGAAATGAAGTTGAAACGGTTAAATGGGATCAACATTTATTTTACAATTCTAAAGGCGAATACGTTAATAGAAGCGGAAATAAAGAGTTAGATGTGTCATGGGATGAAATACCATCAAAACCTGAATTAACTCAAAAAGTATGGAATACCATATATAAATATGTATTGGAAGATTTTAAAAATTCATATTTTGCAGGATGGAAAGGTTTTACAAACATAAGATTTAATCGTTATCATGTTGATAAATTAATGGCTTTACATTGTGACCATATACATTCTATGTTTGATGGTGAAAGAAAAGGAATACCAATTTTAAGTGTTCTTGGTCTTTTAAATGATGATTTTAAGGGTGGCGAATTTTTAATGTTTGACAATGAAGTTAAAATAGAATTAAAACAAGGCGATATAATTATATTTCCTTCAATATTTTTATATCCACATAGAGTTGCACCTGTAACAGAAGGAATTAGAGATAGTTTTGTTTCTTGGGTTTTTTAATATGAATGTTCAAGAATTAATTAAAGAGTTTAGCAATGAACAAGGATTTCAATTTGGAATTGATATAGTAATGAAAGCATTAAGACCTAATTCAATTTATTGTTTATCGTCAAAAAATGGTAATTTTGAAATTGTAAATTGGGACAAATCTAACACAATGCCTCAACCTACATCAGAAGAAATAAAAGAGGAATATATACGTCATAAAACAATTAAAGAGGTTTTAGACTATTTAAAGGAAGATAAATAATTATGTCATATATTGCTAAAGTATTAGACGGAAAAGTTATTAAAGTATTTGTTGCTGAAAAAGAATTTTTTAATACATATATAGACGATATTCCTGGTGAATGGATTGAGACTATGCCAAACACTTATGGAAACATTCATTACAATAAAGATGGTAGCATCGATAGTGAACCTGCAATGCGTGGAAACTATGCTTGTATTGGATATATTTATGATCGTCAAAATGATGTATTTTATGAACCACAACCATATCCATCATGGACATTAAATAATGCAACGTGGATATGGGAAGCTCCTATAGCAGCACCTACAGATGGTAAATTGTATGATTGGGATGAATCTAATAAAAGCTGGATAGAAGCAACAATTTAAGGAAAAATTATGATTAATTATTTATGGAAAATATTAGAAATATCTACAGATGGCGAGTTAATTACTCATGCTAAATATCATGTAGCAACTAACAATGAAGAAAATTATGTAGAAACAGAAGGTAATTGGTGGTTTAGTGATAAAATCTTAAATATACCGTTATCAGACGTAAAAGAAGAAGATATTGTTTCATGGATTAAAAATGAAACAACAATTAACGATGTTTGTCATATTACTAACAACCTTGAAAATCAGGTAAATTCTTTGAAAAACAACAAAAAAACACAATTACCATGGCAACCATTAAAAATTAACGTAGGCGACTTATAATGGCAAAACCAATAGATATTATTTCAAGAGCATTAAAAGACATTGGCGCATTAGCGTCAGGTGAAACACCTACGCCTGAAGAAGCGCAAGACGCTTTTGATATGTTAAATGACATGATTGACCAGTGGTCTAATGAGGACATGATGGTCTTTAATATTAGCGAAATTATTTGGCCTGTTGTTGCAGGACAAGTTCAATATACCATTGGCCCTTATCATGCTTCAACTAATTTTATTGGCGCACAATTTACAGGATCTATTACAGGTAATGATTTAACAGTTACAGGAATTACATCAGGCGCAGTAGTTCATGGTCATACATGATCAGGCACAGGCATTTCTAATGGCACTTTAATTGTAGATGAGCTGACAGGTGCTGGTGGTAATGTAAATTACATGGGAACTTATTTATTAAATGTTACTTATGCAAGCCCTGTAGCATCAACCCTTATTCAAGCTTATTATCAAAAGCCTCTTGGTATTGATTCAGCTTTTGTTCGTATTAACACAACATCTAATGGTCAACCTATTGTAAATGGTGGGTTAGATTATCCAATAGCTATTTTAGCCTTGGATGATTACAACATGATTGGTTTAAAAACTTTAAATGGCCCATGGCCTAAAGCTTTATATTTTAATCCTAATGCGGATTCAGGTAACGTATTTGTATGGCCTAACCCTGCACAGGGTGAAATCCACATGTTTGCACAAACATTATTTAGAAATTACGGATCAATAAATGATGATGTAAACCTTCCGCAAGGTTATTCTATGGCATTACGTTGGTGTTTAGCTGAACGTTTAATGCCTATGTTTGGTAAAGCTTCAGCTACGCAAATAGCAATGATTAATGCTTATGCAGGTCAAGCTAAAGCTACAATTAAACGAACTAATATGAAACCTATGCAATCAGCAAGATTTAATGACGCATTATTATCTAGCAGACAAAAAGATGCTGGTTGGATATTAACAGGCGGATTCTTTAGATAATGGCTGACTTTGGCTTTGTTGGCCCATCATACGAAGCTCCGTCAATCTATCAAGACGCACAGGAGTGTATCAACTTTCGCCCTGAAATTGATCCATTAAAACAACCTGGTCAAAGAGGTGTTGTAGCTTTATATCCTACACCTGGTCTTACATCAAAAATAGTATTTCAAAATAAGCAAGAAGTTCGTGGTTTACGAACTGTATCAGGCGGATCATATATGGTTGCAGTTGTTGGGCCATACGTCTATGTTTTAACTTCTACATTAGTTCCTACTTTAGTGGGTCAATTAAATACAAGTTCAGGTCGTGTAAGTATTACCGATAATGGATTAAATGTTTATATTGTTGACGGATCGTCACGTTACACTTGGCGCATTTCTAATCCTGCAAGTGCTGTATTTACTGGTTCTATTTCAGGAACTACATTAATTGTTACTTTATTAAAAAGTGGTTCTTTAGCAGTTGGGCAATCATTATTTGGTATAGGTTTAGCGTCTGAAACAGTTATAACTGCACTAGGCACAGGCACAGGTGGTCTTGGCACTTACACAATTAATTTAAGCCAAACTATTGCTAGTGAACAAATGAATACTGCGGCTGTTGCAGCAATTATTACAGCTTCAATGTCAGGCACAACATTAACCGTAACAGCGGTTTCTTCAGGCACATTATATCCAGGTCAAACTATTCAAGGTGCAGGCGTTACTGCTGGCACAATTATTACCGCTTTAGGATCAGGCACAGTATTAAACACAGCTATTGCAACTGCTGGAACAGGATACGCTGTAAACGATACGGTTACAGTATTAGGTGGTGTTTATGGAACAAGCCCTGCTACTTACACAGTTTCAAGCATTGGTGCATCAGGCGCAGTTACAGGATTAACTGTTACAAGCGCTGGTTCTTACACATCAATCCCTTCTAATAATGTATCTACTTCAAGTAGTGGTGCTGGTGTAAATTTAACATTAACGCTTACCTTTGGAACAGGCACAGGCAATACAGGAACATACGTTATAAGTTCATCTCAAACAGTTTCATCTGAAACTATGTATGCGTTAAATTTTAGTATTATGCCTGCAAGCGATGGTGCTTTCTCAAGTGCCAATACTGTTGATATTGTAGATAATTATTTTGTTTATAATAAAACAAACTCACAACAATTTGCAGCTTCCAATCCATTAAGCCCTATTACCAATCCATTAAGCTTTTCATCTAAAGATGGCGCACCTGATAATCTTGTATCTTTAATTGTAGATCATCGTGAAGTTTATTTACTTGGTGAAGCTTCATCGGAAGTATGGGTAGAT